TATTCTTGTACTACTTTAGCAAAAGCTAATGAATCCTTTGGCCATGAGGTATAAACAAAAGTTTCAAGACCGTTTGCGCTATTCCACGTACTGTATGCAGCATTTCCATGTTGAGAATAGAAAACATCAGCACCCCATTTGTTTGCTTTGTCTGTTCTGGATTTCAAAGATACATCTGTTTTACCTGTTGGATCGTCAGTCCTTAATATCGAAACATTCTCACACGTATTTAACTTATTTATCAGTTTCGTTACTACTCCACTATTAAACTCCCATTCATGTAAGGAATTATCTGGAGTACGTTTACCTGGGGTATTTTTTCCGTGTCCAGCATCTATTGCTATTTTCATTTACAAAACTCCTTTCAAAATAAAGTGAGCAACAACTAATTGCTGTCGCTCATTACGATATTTTTTATATTCCTCCTTTAATTATTAATCCTAAAACCGCAGAAACCACTGCACCAATAACAATTCTTAAAATCCAAGTCGTATTGCTTTTTATACTTGCGATATCTTCTTTTATGTCTTTAATGTTTGATTCTGCTACTGCAAGCCTTGTTTTAACATCTGAAATATCACTTTCAAGTTTCGATACTCGTTCTTCCATAACGCACCACCTAAAAGATATTAATACGTTCGGTACATAGCTGGCTACAGTTTTCAAAAGAAATAATTATTTCCTAATCTATTGTTATGCTAACCTGTCCTTTTTCGGAAAGGCTATAGAGAAAAAAGTAATCTTTTAGTCATCACTCTTACTTAGATTTCGTTAATCCTTCTTTTCTCAATACTTCTTTTTGCTTTTTCCCTTTGGCTGTTACATAGTTATTTTTAAACCAAGCAATTCCTGTAGCAACAAAAGTAAATACTCCAGATATAACTGCAGTTTGATCTTGTTCAGTACCTGGAATTTCATACAACCCAAATCCAACTAAAAATTGATTAATTAACGCAACGGCTAAAACGATTGTTCGAATCACTGTTCCTTTATCCATTTTTATCATCCCTTCAGTTTAAAAATTAAATATAAAAAGACCAATTACTTCGGTGGCAATCGGTCTTTGATATCTGATAATTGATTAATCACAACGTCATATTTATCACTAAATTTGTTAAGTATTTCATTTTGATCTTCTATCGTCTGATAAAGTTTATCTTCTCTTGCTTTACCTTCTTTACGACTCGTATATAAAAGCCATACAAAAAGGACCGCAAATGGTCCCTGTGTTAAAAAATATTGAGTTAAACTTGCATCCATATGGCACCACCTACATAAATAATTAACCATGCTCGGTACATAGTTCACTGTAGTCATGAAATCATAAAAAATACACCTATTCGGTAGGTGCTACATAATCATCTTTTGTTATTTCCTTGTATTCTGCTGCAGAAATTTCCTTCAGTTGTACTGCTAAATTTAAGTCATCCATACTTGCCCAACCAAATTTATAAGCCATTTGCCAAAAGGTCATTATGAATTACCTCCCTTTAAATTCGCAACTTCCAATTTAGTTTTAACCAGTTCTTGACCAAGTGCAGCAACCATTTCTTTTGTTTGTGCATGATCTAGTTTTTCCTGGACTAATTCAAGCCCTATTGCATCAAGTGAAATGGGAATATTCTCTTGGTTCTCTTTTTCTTGCTTAATTATGCTTAATGGCTTTTCATTTAGGATTTTCAATCAAATGCACCCCCGAATCCGTTAAATTTAACCTGGTCATGTGCTGTTCCTTTGTGGAGAGTGAAACGAATATTTATTCCCCATTGTTCGGCTGTTTTTTCTGTATTCGTAAAATGAAAACCTCTTTTATTCATAGCCATTCCAGTTACGTCCTCCCAGGTAGGGACTTCATCAAAGGCGTTGTTACATGCTTCAATAACAATCGTTGACCCAATCGGTAAATACACATCCGGTGTAACTAGGATTCTTGTTGCAGCTATATCCGTAACAAAAGGATTTTTTAATTCTAATTGAATCGTATCTTCGGTTCTTGTAAATGTGTATGTTCTAGTTGATTTCGCCCCAAATGAGTCCTTTGCTTCAATTGTTAACTTATGTTCCTGTTCAAGTTGCAAAGGAATCCACATTTCAATAGGTATTTCTATTTTGTATTCTGTTCCTAACTCTGCATCAAATGTTCGGATGACTTGTCCATTAATTCTTTCTGTAATTGTTGCTGTTTGTTTCTCTGGATCATCTACCTGGTATGTGATTGATGGTATTTCAAGTAATTCCCCTAAATCTTCATCAGTTCCAGAAATAACAGGTGGTCTGTTGTGAATCACTCGGAATATTCTTTCCTCGACTGTAGATATACCACCTTGTCCATCATCCGCCCATACCTTTAATGTGTGATCTACATTTTCAGCAAGATCATTTGATATAGGTGTGGCACCATCGTAAACACGCTTATTGCTATACGTGATTTTTTTCGAAAACTCGATAGGTGTTGATCCGTCTGATAAACCAGATTGGATATTTCGAATCGTTCCATCGTTAATTTGCATTTTGATAATAATATTATCGTTTGCATCTGTATCCCTTGCGCTACCATCCACAAGAACCTCATTCTGTCCCTCTGTTTCAGACATAGTGAAGTTATTTGCTGTATTTAAAAGAATAGTAGGTATGACATTGTGCTGAATCTCGTAAACATCGGAATAAACATAATCAGACGACGTATTGACTGTATTTCTTGCATATACCCGGAATTGTATATTTGTCAATGTTTTATCTTTAGTTATTATTATTCCTCTTGTTAAAGCATTTATTTCAGATAGTTTCGTCCATCCGGTAGAGCTACCATCGCTATTATGTTTATATTCTAATGTATACCCTGCTAAATTAGGTGCTGACGACGGTCCCCATGTTACACTAACAGTTTCACCCGGCTTTAATACCGTCCCTTGTGTAGGTACGGTGAATGGTCCCGGCGGTGGAATAGAATCTTTTACGCGGCTACCTCGTACCCACCAATAGCCGGATTGTTGGCCGTCTGTTGGGTATGTTCCTTCTTCGGCTATGATGCCGGATTGAATTAGTGATCCGCGAACATCTCTAAAACTTTGAAGGAAACCCGATTTGGAATATTGGTATAAAGTTTCGGTGCCAAGCTCAAATTTTTGTATGCTATTACCGCCGTTATATACTGTATAACCAACAAATCCAGGTTGATAGTTAGCATATCTAGGAGTACCACTTTCCTTGTATGTCCCTGTATTTGGATCAAACGAATACGACGGATACCCCCAAGCATCATTAACTGTACCTTTATCATATTGTGCGTCCAAACTCCAAGGCGGCTCAGTTCTCACCTCTTGCCTTGAAATATTATACTTACTCCAATAATACAATTTCTTTGTGACGTCGAAAACGGCGCTTTCTCGATAGGCGCTTTCGGCTCCTTCTTTATCCCTTGCTTTTACTCTAAATTTTAGTGTTTTAGCCGTTGGGATTGTATATGTGTAACTTAAATTAACTGTCGATGTTATGTTTTTCCATGTCCCTCCATCGATCTGAACGTCTAGTATATAAGTAGAAAAATTATAATCGGGATCGTTGGACATTCCCCAAGTTAATGCCCTTTGATCTCCGATTTCTAACGTTGTACCCGATATAGGTTGCGTGAATGTTCCAGGTATTGTTGGCGCGGTGTTTGGATCTTGTGTAGTTAGTGCAATAACCATCCATTTTACGTTTTGATCTTGAAAGAAGGAAAGGCCGCCACTATTTGTTTGGTAAACACCGTTATGATTAAAACCAAAATTAATACCGTTATCCATCCATATTTCTATGATATAATCTTCGGCACTCAATAAATAAATATCAGGGATCGGTATGTCTAAATATTGGTTTATCATGTTCGATAATGCCACTTGACCCTCTCCAAGTGATGTTCCTGTGCTCCATGTTTTAACTCTCCATTTAAGGTTTGTACCAGGTGACGAATTATAAACATAGAAACGTATGTTTTTTAGGTATCTTTTGTATGAGGGCCTAAAACGGCATATACCTAGCCAGTTATCTCCATTAGCCTCTAAAGTCCCACTAGTTGCCGGATTGTCACCGGTTGTTAATTGACTAGAAATGTAAGTCGCCATTAAATAACCTCCCCTGCTTCAATGGTAAATGTTTGAATCACTTGATTCATTTTTATATCACCAACCTTTTATTAACACTGTCATAAACCCCACGACTAACAATCACATCATCCAGTGTGTAAAAATCCTCTGTAAATTGATTGTTTGTGAAGTTATTAGAGAAGGATTGTTCTAAGTTTGTTAGTTTCAATGACAATTTAGAAATATCATCGGTGTTCTTTTCTGCCCTTTGACCAATAGCATCCACTCGAATAACCAATTTATTAAATTCTTCCCTGGACACATAGCCAGTGTTGGAAATAACGGCAGTTATTTCTTTAGCATTGCCAACGACTACAATAATTTCAAATTCTGCATTAACACCAGTGTTTCCACCGTTAGCAGGTAAAAAATCGGCTTCCTTTGCAAATGTAATTGCAAAGAGAATTTCTCCTTCGTCTGGATCTTCAGCAAAAAGGCCTACTTCCTGAACATAAAACGGTTCTGTTAGTCCTTCATTTGTAATAGAAGTGTGAATCCTGCAATATCCCGAATTATCGACTTGAATACCACTAATACCTAAGTCCTTTTTTGGACTGATTAGTGATGTAAGATCATCTATGTTTTGGCCATTATTTTCACCATCACCAATAGATACCTTTGTAAATTTTAATTGGACACCACTTTCAGCCTTTGCTTGTAGCATGCGCCCTTTTTTTGTCAATGCCATACCTGTGTAATCTGCCATTAATGAATCACCTCCGGCTTAATGGTTGTTCTTGTTCTCGTGGATATAAAACCTGCTCTACTTATATCCAAATTTAGATTTGGCATTGTGAATTTAATGGGGTTGATGGTTGTTCTTTTTCTTTCGGAAATAAACCCTCCATAATTAATGTTAAGTTCAATTTTTCTTTTATGAGTTAAAGATAGTCCCATATTTAGCGGGACCACACGATCAAGCAAGTTTGAAAGTTCTTTATAGTAACGTTCCTGATAGTTTGATAATGTACCTGGTTTGAACTTCACTTCTATATCAAGATGGTATTGAATAATATCTAAATTAATTTGGTAATCATTTTCACCAAGTAAACTCTTTAATACCTTTTTTAAATAATGAATTGTATAAGGAGGTTTCCCCTGCATTCTACTTAGTAATCTTTGTTTACGATATTCCAATGTTTCCGTAGTTGGATCAGGTATAATACCAAACATTGCCTCTCGTCTTGCAATAGCTACCTCACTTGAAGTTAATATAAATTGATCATTTTCAAGTTGGTTAATATCACTTTCTAGCTGCTCAAATTTTTTTGATTCAACATTAGTCATTTCTTGAAATTCTTTAATATCCCAATAATATCGGGGCAAATACTCCATCATACTATTCATTAATCATCACACTCCCTTTTACAGGGATTTCTCTAGGTAAAATAATATTTCCGGGATTACCATTTAAAGTTGTATTTATAATATCCTGTACACCATCAATAGCTAAAATACGAGATTCTAGATGGCTAATTCTTAAGACTAGTGAGTCACCTTTTTTCCATTCTTTTCGAATTTCTTCAAGATACTTTTCAAAAACTGATATAACTAGGGGCTCTACTTGTCCTACTGTCAAATCATTAAGTAATAAAGTAGTACCAAAATCTACACTAACCGATTGAACTGCTTCTATAACAACCTTGTGGCCAATTGGAGCAGTACCATACCCTTCACCAGTTACTTCTATAGGATCAATAGCATTTTGAACTGAATCAATCAGCTCCTTATTTGGTACATTAAAAGTTGAATCGATAATAACTGCTTTTACGGTTCCTCCTCCATTAGGAGTACGATATAATTGGACTCCACCTACGCCTTGGATATCCATAATTTTTTTCCTATAGTCCGCTCTATTCCCACCAAATGGATGATCATTTAAACTTTCAACAAATTTGTTATATAAAGATTCATCGGATTCCTCATCTTCGCCAGGTATTAAAACATCAGATAGTATTGCTTTTCCTAAACCTTGAATCGACTCTATAGGTAGTAGATCGCCATAATCTTGGTTTCCGATTACTCCAGGCGTTTCAGCTTCAAGTCTATACTCCCCGTCACTTATTTGACTAATAGCTTGATAGATAATGTCATTTAATCGAAATCGACTGTTAATTGGTATATTCATTGGTCTTGATTGAGTATCAGTAAATATTCCCTTACGAATCGCTTTTGTAGCTAAATCCGGGTAAACCCCATGCTCAGCTACCCGTCTTCTTAGATATTCACCATCAGAAGTATCTGCAAAAATTAACCTTAAAAGAATATCTATATTAGAATACATTTCTGCAAATTTCATAGCTGTTTTAGCAAGTGCATCATAAATAATGGATCCTTCCCTCTTATCTACGTCATCTTGCACATCGTCCAGCATATCTTGAAGAATACTTTGAAAAGTATAATGTTCAAACAAACGGGATCGCCTCCCTTAATACATTCACGTCACCGTAGATAGTAAGGGCAGTCAAACTTACAAAGGCTTCATCCTTTTCAAAATCAAGCTTGAAGTTTTCGATGGACGTAATTCGTTCATCTTGCAGCAAAGCTTCTTTTATTCGCCTTGGAAGTTCACCCCGAACGAATAGGCGCTCATGACCAATCATGTCCTGAAAGCCGTAGTCATCTGAATAAATCAGATGGGCGAATCGTTTGGTCCGCAAAACCTTTAGAATTGCTTGTTCCATTGCTTCTTTCCGGTCAATGAAGCCTGTACATCTGCCGCGTTCCAAATCTAATTTATAAGTACGGGTAGGAAGCTGCGCCTCACTAACTACTTCTAAATCTTCCGTGACAGTGACTCCTCCTACTGGTAAGACCATACTTCCTCACCTCTCTTATATCTATCAATGACTAAAAAACGGTGACCGCCTTGTACACGTAGTAGTACCACCTTGTCACCTTTTTTTAACCCATTTTCAAATATCATTTTTGCGTATTTCAAATTGTATTTTGAATAGCCTTCAGATGAACTTGTATCTTTTGCCGTATCCCCTATGACTGAATCTGGCCAAGTCTTTGGGTTCTCATAGTCAACAGAGATAATTCTTTCATGTCGGGTTAAGTGTTCGGCAATATCCAGAAACTCTTCTGTCAGCTTCAGTTTTTCGTGAACACGAATTTCCAAAGGCTTTGCATTCTCAACTGTACCGTACAAAATATTAACAGGGTTGGTTGCCATAACGGCTTTCACTGCCGCCTTTTTCACATTGTCGTACATTTAAACCACCTTCACTTTCAAGTCCATGGTGTGTACACCTTCTTGCCATTTGTGGGTACATTCGTCAATCATGACATAATCTTTTATGCCAAGCTTTGCAATGTATAGGTAGAGCATACGACCCGCGCGCACTTTCCAATTACCTAGGCAAGATAACTCAAGCGTTTTTGTCTCTTTGTTATATGCCTTGATGGATCGCTCAACCAATTCCTTGATCTGGGCATCTGTCATGTTCTCGTCCACTTTGCGGAACTGCTGAAGAAGACCCCATTTCTTGATGTTTGCTGAATCTTGGGCTATAAAAGTTTCTCTTTTAGCTTTTTTCTTGTTGTCCCGAACGAACTTTATTTTGTTATACGTTTCCTTATCAATTGACTTGGAATACTCATAATCGTAAAGCAGGCTGTCATCACCAATGTAGAAATCGTCAGCAGGTATGACCAAATTTTCAATACTTCGCAAATCAAGTTTCCCGAAATTATCAAACAGGATAAAATTTCGGTTTGTTGCAATCAAAGTGGAATCAAGGAATTTTGCCACCACATCGAAAGCCTCTTTTTCATCCTCTACGATTCCAGGAACGACAAACTTTGTGTCTTCCAAAATGCCGGTGCTCAAATTTAGCATTCCTGCGATTCTCTTTATAGCAGTTGTAGCCGTGGAAGAAGGCATAACATAAGTGTCCTGGTTCTTTAAGTATCGTAGTTGGTCATACGCCTTGATTGACATATCTCCACTCTTTTTTATGCCGTCCTCAAAAGCGAAGCCATAGAAAATCTTGTTATTGCCTTCAGTAGCCCGGATAATTGCCCCACCTTCAACAGGGAACTCCAAAGGCTTATCATTATACATATCTGCTTCAAACGAACTTGCTTTCCCGATCCGTTCCGTTTTCCATTCAAAAGATTTAACTGGAATATCGAACACTTCACCTTTTCGGTTATCGATTAAGATTTCCATTCATCCCACCTCATTTCTTTGTCCAGGACGGAGGAATCTTTAATTTCAATCCTATGGCCAACTTGCGGTATTGGCTTGGTTGGATGTTATTGAGCTTCGCCAACTCAGAATAATTGTTCCCGTTACCTGTGTACTTCTGAGCGACTTTCCAAAGACTATCACCTTTCACTAAGGAGTAGGTTTGTGGAACTGTTCTTTTGTTTTGCGTTGCTGGAGCCTTCTTTTTAACAGCAGCCGGCTTCTTCTTGGATGAGGCTGTTGTCGTTTTTGGCTTTGCTACTTTAAGTTTCTTAGGACCAAACGGGACGAATTTTTTTAATGCAAGAGTAAAATTTACGTCCGAAGTTCCATAGGATTCATCATATTCAAAAGATTCAATGGTTACGAGCTCATTGATAATAAAAGAGCCGTCCACGTATATATAGCGAACTGGCTCTTTGTCATTCATCCATTTTTCAAGTTTTTCCGTGTAGAATGAGGGCTCCCTAAAATCAGTTTCAAGGAAATGATACTTTTGCGCTGGGAAAAAACTTTCAAGATCAAACTCTTTCAACTCAACGTCTTTTGGTACATTGACTGAACCAAGTTTTGCTATTTTAAAAGATTCCCCATCCCCTTTATTCTTCACGTTTACTGTTTCGGGATTGACAGGAAGACGAAACCCTTCCGTGTCATTCTTTACGCTTAGATAGATCCCCCTCATGTCACTACCCCTTCTACACTTCGAGCCATGTCATCTTCAAAGCTCTTATTAATTTTTGAGATCACTTTATCAATATCCGCTTCCTCCTTCATCGTCACGTCTTTGAAGGTAACGGACGGGCTAAGAGTTATATTCACTTGATTGATAGATCGACTATCCGCCATTTCAAGCAAAAGCTTCAAATCCTCATCGGCAATGTTGATCTTGTCCTCAATCTTGCCGATCTTATCCAACTTTCCACCTGTCGGGTTTTTGCTTTTCTTTCCTGCAGCACCTGGTGCAGTTGCACCACCTAGTGTAGGATCATATCCTCCTGCAGGAACTTCTCCTGGATTCATTAAACTAGAATTCTTTCCTGACATTAAACCAGTTACTTTATCAATTGCACCTGTCAGTTTTTCGCTGGCCTTTAAGGAAAGATTAGATCCAACTTGTTGACCTTTAACAAATGCATCACCAAGATTCTTGTACTCTAGCCTTCCAAAAGAAACTTGCTCCGGAGCTGTAGGCATGTTGACACTCTTCATGTAGTCTCCTGCCGTATTGAATGAGCCAAGGTTTACAGGTCCTGCCTTAGTAGGCGCTACAAGGTTAGCTTTTATACTGTTTAGCTTATCAACAGCTGCGGTGCTTGCTTTCAAATCGACGTTACCAATTTCGCCAATATCTACGCCTGGGATTTTGTTAATTAAACTAATTAATGAGTTTATGCCGCTGACTGCCTTGTTAACTAGGGTAGAAATACCACTAAGTGCATGATTCACCGCACCCACTATTCCAGACGCTACACTACTCATGACCGTGAGGATGCCTTCCTGCATTTTATAGAACCCCATTTGTACTAAGTACACTCCGTTATTCCAGATATTGATAAAGAATTCAGCTGTTCGAAGTGCAGCATTTCCTATGGCATCAAAGACCATACGGACAAGCAGGTTTAAACCTATCCATGCCAATTGAACCCCGAAAACTGCTTGATTCCAATGATTTACGAACCATTCTGCGACCATGATACCAAAATTCCCGATGCCCATGAGCGTATTGTAAAACACAGCACCAAGCCAGTAGACAGACCCAACAATCGCCCCAATAACCGTAGCCGTAGTGTCAGCCCAGGCAACCATTGCATAAATAACAAGTGCTATGACTGCCACGATTATGAGCAGTACAATCCCGATAGGATTAGCAAGATATGCAGCGTTAACAGCCCACTGCAATGCCGCCCATGCTGCTGTTGCCACACGAATTAAACCAATAATAGCGTATTTCGTGAGCAGGATTCCGGAGATTGTAAGAAGAACAGCCCCTATTGTCGTTAGAATAGGCGCTATCCAAGACCAGTTATCCGCGAATATTCCAGCTACCCATAAGGCTGCCTGACCCATCCAAGATAACAATGTCGCTATAAAGGTGATAGAAGCTCCTATCCCCTCAAAGACACCATCAAATCTATTACCGCCAAATGTCTCATTGAACATATTTACAAGTGGGACAAAAGCAGCTACTGCGGGACCGATATATTTAGGCACTTTTTTGAAAGCGTCAGTTACAATACCGATGGTTTTGGTTAGCGGCTCCATGAAGTCATCCATCATAGCAGCACCGGCATTTCTGCGGGCAGAATTAAGTGAATCAATTGCACCGCGCCATGTACCTTTCACACCTTCCATCAATCCGCCAAATTTTTTATTCATCCCTTCTACTAATGCGGTAATGGCCATACCTGCGTCAACAGCCCCATCGGAAACTTGATCCCTCATTTCGTTAGCAGACTTACCTGCGGCTTTCCCAAGTATTTCAAAGGCATTAATACCATACTGAGAAAGCCGATCTACTTCTACGGCTGTTATTTTCCCTTGAGCCTGGATCTGTCCGAATATGTTGGCCATGTTCTGCATCTCAGCATTTCCGCCTCCGATAGCTGCTACTGCGTCACCTATAGCTTTCATGATTGGAAAGGTGTTTTTTGCTTCTATACCGAATGCAATTAAGTTCCTACTAGATTCCAGTAGATCTGGATAAGAGAATGGGGTCTTTAGTGCAAAAGCATACATATCGTCCATGTATTGCTTAGCTTTTTTTGCATCTCCAAGGAAAGTGGTGAATGCTACCTCAGAACTTTGCTTGAATGCATGGAAATCAATCCCTCGTGAAAACATATCCGATAGCGTATTTTTTGCTGCATTAAATAATTTATAAGCCCCAACCGCTGCTAACAGCCCACCAGCATAATCTTTTAGTAAAGAAAGCCCGTCACCAAGAGAATGATTGAACTTCTCCTGTTGACGGGCTGCGCCCTCCGCTCCCCTTCCGGTGTTATCCATAGAACTCCGTAAACGCTCAAGGTCTGCTGAAGCATTGGATATGTTCCGCCTAGCATTCGCCAGGCTCTTTTGGTCCAGTTGCTGGGTAGCAGAGTCCATCTGCTCCATAACTCTTATTGTACTATCCATGGCTCGCATGATTTTCATTAGGGGGCCGGTCAACCTATCTTGAAGAGATAGTGTTGTTTGAGCGCCTGACATATATTCTCACCAGCCTTTCAAGCAAAATAAAAAGCACCCAAATTTAATGAGTGCTTAATACTAAAATAGTGATTTTATTAGTGTTTTATATAATTTTTCATTGATTTCAATTAAAGACTTTTTACCATCTTTAAACTCAATTGCTAATGTATGTGTCCCTTTATTTTTTGCCGATAGCCCTGCTAATAAGCCGACAGGCCCTAATAATGCCCCTCCTACTAAACCTCTTGACACACCACTCACGGCGCTTTTTCGATGTTCTTCCGTGATCAATTCATAAGAAGATACAGTATCTTTATTCAATGGAAATTTTTTAGTAAAACCAGTAAATAAAAAAACTTCTTCTTTTCCAAATAAAGATTGTTTACTAAGCAATATGTTTTTCCCTTCATACTCTCCTGCAATAACTTTATTTTGAGCCACTTTGTCCCCCTCCTTTTTATACCAATATAGCATAAAAAAGGGGGAGTTATTTCTTTTTCCTTTTCGCTCGCTTTGCTTCTTTCTGCTCTTCCTTGATACGAATGTCGATACTCGCTATAACAAAAGCTTTCTCTTTTCTGTCCATTTCAAAAAATTCTTGTGGACGTATTCTTAAACGCTGGAGGGCGTAATGTGCATAAACCGCTTCAGGATCCTTTTCATCAGGCCCTCCATCTATTAGTTTTTTGCTTCTTCAATGTCCTCGTTGATGTTGCCACCAATTCCGCTGATCTCAGTCACCTTTTCAAGAATCTGCGATGCTTCACCCAAATAAAACAGTTCGGAGAAAAGATTCTCCGCCCCACGAACCCCGTAAGATTCTTGAAGCTCAACATCGTTCAAGTCAGGATAGACAATTGAAGCAGTATTGATTCCACGGTTGTATTTCACTACATCAAACACTCTCTCTGGACGGCCTTTGATTCCAGGTTTATTTACGAAACACTTCTCATTAATCTTATCGGCTTCCCCAGCAGTCAATGGACGCAATTCAATAGGCTCTTCAAAACGTTCTAGTTTTAATTTAACTGTTTCCGTTTGTTTTACGTTACCCTTCATAAAAGAACTAAATTTACTCATTTACATTTCCTCCCTTTTTATCAATCAGTAATTACATTAAATTGATCCAAGAAATCAAAGTCATCAAACGTGAAGTCCGTTTCATCCTTCAAAAGATCGTCCGTGTCCCCATCAAGCATGGCAATCAAGGCTCCGTCAGGAACAACATTCTTAATGAGCGCTGTCTGTTTTCCTGCACGAGAAGTGATATCGGCATTGACAACTTGAACATCCATGATAGGTGACTTACCTGTTTTCACATACTCTAGTGCCATCTTTCGCATTTCTGGTCGATGATAATAGAACTCCATGGAGCCTGTACCTTCTGCACCCACGATCTTTCCGCCTTTCATACGCTTTCCAACCGACTTTACATCTGCTTTTGTATAATCAATACGGGCTTCGAATTTAATCAATTCAGCGTATTCGTGCACCTGCCCTTCAATGGTGACGTACACCATGCCTTCTTTTGCACTAATTGCATCGTTATTTTGCATAATACGTGGCATTCATTCCACCTCCGTTATTTACATTCAACAGTCATATACAACTTTTCCATAGCGTCGTTGAACTTCAGACCCATAGAAGCCAACACAGCATCTTTTTCAGCGCCTTGTTGTAGATGGATATCATCCGGATCATATGGTTCGATTGCTCCCCGACGAACAAGTGGATCCAAGATAACGGTCATGATCTGTCCTTTGAATAGGTTTCGACCGTTCTCATCGTTATCTACTTTCCCGATGAAGAAACGGGAGTAGATATGCTGTACGTTATTTGAAACAATATCCATTTGACGCACAATTTTGTTTTTACGGAAATCTTGGTTCTTGATCGGTGTAAAGGAACGGAATGTGTTGATATCTTGTTCGACCACCACTTTGTCCACGCCGTCAGCACCTTCGTTATAGGTATAAACAATGTGTCCGTCCTGCAATGCTTTGACAATCTCATCATGGCTCAGACGCTCACAATCAATAGCCCCAGGGTATTCTGCATAAGTAAGTGAATTGGTGGTTGCATTGGCATAAGCAGCACCGTACCAGTACACAGACTCCTTGGCTGCCAATTCTTCCCCACCATCAAGCATAACGCCGTTTAGTACGGAAACAACTCCTTCATGATCTGCAGCTTTATAATCATTGGTAACGAAAGTAACATTCTTACCTTCCTGCTCTCTCCATTGCTTTATTTTCAAAGAGAATAGTAATTTAATAGAATCGTCATCCGTTCCAATAGCGATAGTTTTGAATCGTTGAGAATCCAATCCTGCTGCCAAATCAGAGTAGGATTCATTTGTAGCCGCTACTGTCGTTCCATCTTTCAAGGTCAGAGTTGTTTCACTAGTAGGAAGCTCCCCGGAGAAAGCGACATAAGCATTCGGCTTCAATTCTACGCTTGAAATTACCTCCTGAGAATCCACGGGGTTACCGTCAAAGAAAGTTTTAACAGTAGCGCCACCTTCCAGTTCAGGAGCCACCATAACTACAATCTTATTTCCATCTGAACCCCCATGAATTGCAGTAACTGTAAAGGTTCCATTTGTCGCTTTTGCTTTCTCACCCTTACCATTTAAGTTGTAGACTATGACTTCACCCGTACCCTTGAAGGCTTCACGAATAGGAATAAGTTCATCTAGCGATTTTCCAAACTTCTCTTTGAACTTAGTATTCGGAGAAACTTTGATAAACTTGCCTGTTTCGCCCCAATCAGCTTTAATAGGGACTACTTCAGCACCACGAGAATCAAGTCCAGTGGCTACTAGAGCATTGGTTTCAAAGTTAACATAAGCACCAGGACGTACTTTGTTTTGAGTTTCCCAAAATCCTCCTGCCATTACGCTTTAACCTCCTTCTTCTTCCAATCTTCTACAAGCTTGGTTACTTCTTCTTTCGTGTAAGTAGTGCCGTCCTTTAATAAAACTTGTAGAAGTAATCGTTCATTTGTTTTTTTTGCGGCATTTAAAAATGCTGCTTTCCCGAACTTCTGTCCAGGCGTGGTTTTTGCTTTAGTCACTCGTAGCACCTCCATAATGCAATTTCTGCATTTTTGTTCCTACTTCTATTTCACGAACAATTTTTTTCACGCTAAACGTGATTACTAGAGTTCCATCATGCTTTTCCGCTTCCAATCGATTGACATGATATTGATTGGCAATGTAGCGAAAGTTCTCTTTAAACGTTTGGCTTACCTTATCGGTTTCTGTATAAACATTTCTTTCATCTTCAGGAAAGTAGGTGACGTTCACCAAGAACTGCCACTCTGACAGATTCCAAAGTTTTCTTTCCTGCGAATCGTTTACTATAAGCACCAAAAAAGCAGGAACTTTGAGTCCCTGCCGGATTGGTTCATCATATACTTTTATCCCACCAAAAACTTGTTTCAGTTGCTGAATAATGAGGTCTTTAAGTTCAGTTACCAAAGATTCGTCTCATCTCCTTTACTACTTCTTTTTCCCACATATTCGGAGCAATACGTTGCATTTCTTCTTCGGTCAACTTCAACATAAATCTCCCTTCAACCCAACCAACTGTTTTTCCCGCGATGACTATTCTATGTCCATTCTCCACGAAGGAGGCATATTCCAATTGATTATAAATGACAATAATATACGTATCGCCCTTTTTGATAACATCATATTTCCAATTGTTACGTAAATCCCCTGTATCCACAGGAGTCATCTTCTTAACTTTACGGATGGCCAATTGAGCTACACGTTTTGCTACTTTCATATGAATCTTATAAGAAGCCTTATTTAGCTCAATCAGATTTTCCTTGATACGTGACACTTCGCTAAATTCAAAACCCATTATGCGTAACCCTTCCAAACAAGGAAAACTTCCTGGTGAGAAACATACACGAAGGGTTTTTTGGCAGATTCATATTCTTCACCATTAACTATGATGATATCTCCAGCCTTAACATCAAAGAGACTTGAAAGAAACATCTTCACGTCATAGTTAATAGCATTTGCTTCCCCTTGAACTGTATTATCAAGCTTTGGAGTGGAAAGACGACAAGGTACATCTGTATGCTTTATGATCCATTCCATACCATCAGCACCGTTTGGCTTCACTATTTCTTCATAGCGCTTAATTTCCGCTTTCTTGTCATACATAAACTCAACCGCTGAGGTAGCTTTTGCCATTATACTTGAAATGTTCATAGCTACCACCTTAACCTTCGAAAACGATTTAACTGTTTAGCGTAATCAAAAAGAAGTGCTTCTGTGGCTTTTTCACGATATTCTAATTGGACAGTACCAAAGTTTACTTGTACGTCACCTTCTTTAATGGATGATACAGCATTATTCTCTTCCGATTCATTTCTTCGATTTTCGCTATTCATTAAGTCAATAACCATATTTGCATGGACATAACGTAATTCAGTAGGAATATCTCTCCTATTACAATAATTCATAATAGCTTGACCAACCTCATCGATGTAGATGTTTAACACACCATCATTTGGTTTTGGATCCGGAAGTTTCTCTTTAACAATATCAATGGTTTTCATCATTAATTTCCTCCAAGTAGCTTTGAATAGCTTCTTGGATGTCTTCTTTCTTTGTTATTCCAGTTAAATCAACATTATGTTCGGATGCATATTCCTTTAACTCAGGAACCGTCATTTCTTCAATTTCCTTTTGTTCAGTGGGTGTTTCAAGCAGCTCTTCAATATTACTAGTAATTACTTTTGAGTCCTTTAAAACATTTAATTGTTCCTCATGGATTATTACAGTATCACCCTTACGATATGGATTTTTTCCGAACTTAACATTACGATTAAATGTAACTTTGAATTGTGTCAATTCACATTACCTCCATCCATAAAAATAGAGAGGAACTAATCCTCTCTATTAATTAATCTTTGCTATGAAAATATTATCGATTGTTTCGAAGCTTGGTAGTACAATTTCAGAAACAATGGTTTCCACGTTAACAGGGTGAGGTTCTTTGATCGTGGTAATCGCCACACCAGTATTCACTATTTGAACATCTGCTGGAGAATTACCGGCCATTAAATCGGATTCCTCTGGTGTTGTACCATAATAGATATTTCCTAGTGAACCGCTAGGCAGAAGTGTAAAATAATCGTCCGGATAGAAGTTCTGGGTTGTTTTATCCTCAGCAATGTACTTTTTATCATAAACAGCTACAGACAATCCTAGTTTTGTACTCAAGTATTGTTTGAGCATTGCTTCCGTCATAATAATATTTTGGCCGCCAATTGGATTCATATCTAAACGGATGCTAGGATGATTCAATAGATAACCAAATGTTTTAGTCGTCATAATAGCATTTGTAGGTTTTGTTCCTGTGTTTTCTGCCACAGTTTTTTGCCAACGAATGATATCCTGAATTGGAGTAGAGTCTGGATTTGACCATTGGGCCCCGCCGACAAGTACTTCTTTATGATCATCTTTCATTTTGTAATCATAATCATAGTCTTGTCGATTTGCACGAATGGAAATCTTTCCTTTGGACAACAGCTGCATAATCATTCTTTCAGGCTGTACTTCTGCACCGTTTACTAGATTAGTAACATCATCATAAATTCTAGTAATTAATGGCATTAAATAAGCTTCATTCGAAGAAGCAATTAACTTGTTTAATTCCTGACGGTCTTTTTCACCAATACGCATAGCTTCACGGAAAAATGGCATTTCCGTTTCTACTTTGCTAAATCCAATACGATCACGTAATGTAGCTTTTGTATCGAACTCCGAAGGCATTAGAGCTACGGGTAAACCATTTGCTCCCTTAATCCAACTAAGATCAAGTCCAAGCTGCTTTTTAGCTGGAAACAATGTTTGTCCAAGTAGAGGTATTTTGTTGGATGTTGACTCTGTATAATATGATGCAATATTCCTTGCATTAACTAAATCAAAAATGGTTGGCATTATATTCATCCTCTCTTATTTCAAAAATGTTATTTGTTTTAATGCTGCTTTATCCTCTTTAGTTGGGGCTTTAGGTAATTTGTCCAGTGCCACAAATCCATGGATAAGCAATGCTCCTGATGCTGGACCATATGTGACATCTACATCACTAAAGAGAATACCTTCTGCATTTGAGCCGTTCTCATCGGTTGATGCTTTTACAGCTAGTGCATTATCATCTGTCAAAACTCCGCCACCCAAAATAGTACCTGCAGCAACAATCTTTTTCCCTTCAGCATTTGCTGCAATTCCTTCATCACTAACAGTTATAGCTAAGTTCACATAGTGGTCAGGAAACTTTAAAATCTCTGTTTTATTTCCATATTGAGTTTCAATAAATTTCATGTTCATCCTCCTCGTTAATTAAAATACGAATCACGTGCCTTATCTAAATCTTTGTTATTCGTTGCGAAATTAGCAAGATTCTTTCCGAAATCTTCATTTGTTTTTTGTTGATCATCATTCTTCTGTGTTGTTCCACCTACAGGGGTGAAACCACGAAAACCGCCGCTATTTCCCTCATCTTTTTGGACAAACAAAAAGGACTTCGATTCTTGCAGTGTTTTAATCTGCTCATCAAGTCCCTTTGTGATGTTTCCATCTTCTCCTAATTCAATTGTTGATTTATCAATAAGTCTTGCTACTAAATCAGCGTCATGCACTTTACCATTAAGAGCAAGTTTAAGCGCACTTGATAACTGTGTATCTTTGATTTTCTTCTCATATGATACCTTATCGTCGTCGTACTGTTTTTGCAGATTTGTAAGCTGCATTTGTAAATCTTCACTACCTTCTGCCTTTTTCTTTAAATCTTTCAGATCCTTATCTCTCTGAGTAAGTTGTCCTTTCAGATCGTCAAGACTCGATTGAAGATCATTTGCTTTTATTTTATGAGTTTCAACGGTTTTTCCATGTTCAGCCATGATTTTTTCAATAGCCTCTTTTTCAAGGCCTAAACCTTCTAAAAATTCTCTTTTCATGAATATATTCCTCCTTGGTACGATTTTTTACGTGGTTACGTCCACGACCAGCTTTGAATCTTTTACGTCTGCAAATGCTAAAAAGACGAATAGATAAATAAGGTATCATTGTTATTCGTATAGCGGCCTGACTTTAATAATTTCTATTGCTTGTTGTTCCGTAAATCCTTCAGAAACTAAGCTATCATACTTAGCTTTTAAAACTTTGGCAGTAACGGCAGTGCTTTGAATAAAGTAAGGTAAATTACGTTTCAGCTCATCAATAGCCATTTCCATTTCAATATTGGTTAATTTACCATTTGTTATTTGCTCCATCTTTTATCCTCCCTTATTTCACATATTTCTTAAACCATTCTTCATAAGTAATAGAGTCTATCAAACCACTTGCTGACTGTCTTTTCTCGTCTACTGTGTATTCTGATTCATCAAAATATGGAATTGTAGTAGAACGACAGCGCACATGAAATGGTGGTGCTGTTTTACCAGGTTTATAGTCCTTTTCTGCGTATATCTTACCATCTTGATGCCTGCAAATTTCGGAGGTTCTACTGTCCAAAGTGGCCAGTATTTCATAGCGTTCAATCTCTGCATCCGAATAGCTTTTTTGTGCTGCTACATTATGAAAAAAATTAGCTTCTGTTCTTACAAGTGCTTCGGCTCTTGAAAGGGTTACATCTGTGACATCCATTATTGCTTTAGTTGTCTTTTGAATTGACCGACCCGAAGCAAAACTTCTCTCAAGTTCTTTACGGATTGCTTGTCTTGCTGATTCTTGATGACCCCAAATCCGTTCTGAAAACTCTTTCCCACTCCAATTGTAGGAAAGAACCTCTTGCATCGTTTCATCGGACAAAGCTATAACCGTACCTGTCATAACTCCCTGCTCTGTAAGATCAAACATCGTTTTATAATACGAATTTTGATAGACATCAACCAATCCAGTATAGGTGTATTCTTGCAATCCGTTAACACCGCTATATAATTCAGCCATTCTCATTTCAATTTGAAGATTAAGAGCTTCCAATCGAGAAATACGGACCCGATAACTTACTGCATTCAAGATTCGATCATATCCAGGATTTCCGGATAACGACATTTCTCTAAATCTCTTTAAATCTATATTCCTAAAATCACTCAATTCTTTTGGAGTCAAATACTTCTTTGCATCTGCTATGGAAATTTGATTTTCATTTGCATACCTGGAATAAAAAGATTCAATCTGTCTCAAGATATCATGTTGGGCTTCTCTTAGGCTTTCTTCCATCTTTGTTAGGTACTTGCTAACAATAATCTGAGACTCTATTTCTCGTTGTACAGAACGACCTTCCCAATACTTTTTATTACTACTCATCGTTCTTCACATCTTCAAACGTATCTTTATAATCTTCTTGCCGATTGTATTGCTTTTCAAGACGTTGTATTTCATCTTGGACGTTTGTTACCCAAGGATGATTAGCAATAATCGTTTCATCAGAAATTTGTCCCGTACTCTTACTAGCATTTTCGATTACTTCAGATTCATTGATGATAATATCCCTATTAAAGATAAACTCAACCTCTTGGCTGGAATAGTCCTTAGCTGTACGAATCGCTATATCTTGGTCAATGAACCACTTTAGCTGCTCAAGTGCTGCCTGAAACTCTGTTTCTATGATATTTGCATCCATATCTAAATCGGCATATAAAAAACGTAGAGCAATACCCGATTGATCATTTCCTAAACGATCTGACTGAGTATCTACTCCACGTCCTAACTCGTATAAATCTTTACGTTGCATTTCCATATGCGTTTTAAATGCTTCTGTATCAATTTCTAAATTTAAAGTTTCCAGACCACCTTCTTCGGTTACCTTAACAGCTCGGTATACAGATAAATTACGTCTAAACTCCCCTAAATCAGTACCGTCATAATTCTTTACAACATAAATACCTCCATTAGGTAATTCTTCAAGGTTATTAGAGTTATCTGATTTCTGCTTATCGTAGTCATCTACAATGGACTTAACATAGTTGAGAATTGGTAACTCTTCATCGTTATACTTAAAGCAAACAAAAGGAACACGATTCCAATTTACTCCTTCCAATTCATCTCCGTTCTCTCTAATTAAATGTGGACTATATTCCCCAACTTCTACATCAGGAATTAATTTTCCCTTGTGGACTACATAACGATAAACTCCAGTTGAATCCCATACCTCAACTTTATGGACTGTTTCTTTCTTTTTACCTATCCACTGTTTAACTCGAAAAGAGCGAATGATATAATCAAGCTCAGTCCTTTCTGAATCCTTCCAAAAAGCTATAATTTCTTCAGAGGGAATACGTTTAAATTTAAAGTTTCCTTGCTCGTCATAATAAATATGAATCCAAGCTTTCCCTTTATTAATTGCTTCTTTCCCTACATTTTGGAACATTCGGTAGAATTTTTTATTAAAGTATTCAGTAAGTAATTCCATATATTCTTTATTTTCATTTTGTATAGTGAATGGCAAACTAAGCAAATATCCAATCTTCTGATCCACCAACTTTCGTATGAACCCATGAACGATTTTGTTATTTGCGATGTTGTTCACTTCCTGAAGCGCTCCACCTTCTCCTACAACCATTTTCTTTCTCTCTAAAATGTCATGCTTATTTTCATAATATCGTTGACCATCTAACATCATTTTTCTTAAAGATGAATCTTCCCACTCATTGACTTCATACATAATGATTTCAACGTCAGTTATGACATTTTTAGCACCTTCTTCAATGATTCTATTATATTTTTCTGTTAAGGTTTCGCTGAATGGATCCATTTTTTATATCCTCCTTTCCTTTTTAATCAAATGAAACGCCAGACTTTCGTAAGACTACAGTATTTACAAAATAACGATCACCGTCCATATGATGATCATTTTGTTTAATCGGTTTATCTTCACCACGATCTGCAGCTTTTTCATCCCAGATATAGGAGGAAAACTCTCGGAAAGTTTCTTTACAGCAGTCGTTAAAAAGAATTAATTTCTTTGTCAATGCGGTTCCAACGTTTCTTATACCATCTATTACATCATTCTGAGCTTTTATCACTCGATAACCATTCTTCTTTAATAAAGTGATAAAAGATGCAGCAGAGGGATCCACAATAATTCCTTGTAAACTACTAATATCTTCTAAGAACTTTTGCAAATCTACCAGGTACTCTTGATCTGTCTTCTGCTTACTCCTTTGACGGCCATCATAATGGTACTCTTTTGTTTTATACCAGATTCCATCATAAAGACCCCAAAGACCGAATGTCGTTGGGTTTTGTGTACCGTAGTCAATACTTACATAGTACTTTGTATATCTCCTTTTAATCGTTGGAACAACATGCTTGTCTTTATCGAACATGTCATAGATAATACCTTCAGCAAGCACCCATAATCCTAAAATGAAACGCTGATAGAAAATGCCTTTATACATTCTCTTATAACGTTCTTTAGTCTTCTCAGTAAGTGAAAGATTATCATCCATCGTAAAATGGATATGAAGCATATTCTTCTCTTTAAGTTGATCAAGGTATTCGATTTTAAACCAATGATAAGGACCAGCTGGGTTACAGTTGAACCAAAACTTTGCCCCATCAATCGAACAACGAGCAGTCGCTTGATTGACGAAGGATTGAGGCATTAACGCTACCTCATCAAAGAACATCCCACCCAATGTGATACCTTGTATTAAATCTTGTGAACCTTCATCTTTTCCACCAAATACATAAAAATAATTTGTTTTCCCTTTATAACTAATAGTTAAGAAATTGTCTGCTCGATGGTCTTTAACCTTGTACCCTCTAGCTTTGAGCATTCTCTTTAAAGGAGTAATGACATTGCGACGAAAGGAACCGATGGTTTTCCCTGCCATACCAAGATTTACTTCATGAAAAGTGTCCATTCCCCACATCACATAGGAAAGAGACATAACAACAGTTTTACCAGCACGAACAGAGCCATCACAAATAATCCCGTCTTTATCTTTGACAGGCGATCCATTTCTCCACCAAGTTAAGACTTGCTTTTGCTTCAAGGAAAACGGCTTAAATTTAAATGGTGCAGGTTTCTTTCGTTTTGATGCATTAGATAAAAACGAGAAGCTTTTAACTGTCTTCGTCGGTTGTGTTGTTAACATCTGTCCACACCTCCGAAGTTGTAGAATTTAGTGCATCCTCAAAACCATCATCCTCATACTCTTCATTGTCATCGCCACCAAATACTTTATGATGAGCAATTTTAAGTTTCTCTTCCTCAATCTGACGTTTGAATTTATCTGGAAATAGATCAAAATACAGAGCAAGCTTATCCAATGCTTTCATACGATCTTCAAGCTTAATAGAAACTCCATCTTTGCCCTGCTTCACTTCTGATATGATAGTTCCATCTACAATGCCTGATTCTTTGAAATCAACATAATTGACCTCTTTCATAACTGGATATCCATTTTCATCTTCAACTGGACCAAAGGCACCCATAACTTGGACTTCTCTTTGACCGAATGTTAGATAGTCCGTTATATCAGAAAATGCAATCTTAATATACTTATTCAGCACATCCATTGCTTCAATAAAGAGCTCATTGGTCATGTACTGCTTAATACGCTTAATTTCCTCTCGAACTCTAACATTACCTAACAATCGTGGACCTTGCACATGAGCTGTTGCTGGAGAATACCCAGCTTTGATTGCAGACTGTGTTGCATTAAAACTTCTTACATAATAAAGACAGAATAACCTTTGTTTTTCAGTCAGTTCACTATCTTCAAGAAAATTATCTAAGGTAATTTCTTCATCTGGGGCTCTTGCCTTTTTGGGAGCACTATTATTTGGAACGTTCCGTATTTTCTTTTGGAACGTTCCATTTAGTTTTTCATCCCATTTATCTTTGTTTTTCCATCCTCGAACAGTACCTTCTGCAACCCCTAATTCTTCTGCAATATCCTTTAATTTAGATTCACCATTAGATTTTTTATAAATCTCAAATGCTTCATCTCGTTTAGGATCTCTTTTTCTTGGCACTACATATCACCCACCTCCAGATGTATCAAAAAATTCCGGTCATAAGAAAAAGCCGTTTATTATTAAACGGCTTAACATAACTAATTTATTACCAATCACGATTTTCAAGGTAATTAAGGTACTTATTCAAAAATTCTTTTTGATCATTCAAATCTTCAACCGCAAACTCATAACGATTAAGCCCACCTAAAATTTCACCATTGTCACCTTTTTTATCAATATGACCAATGATAATGCTTCTATCTTCCAATTCTTTGATAGAAAATTCAATAATATTATCTTTTGTTTCTAGGGAATTAAAAATACCTAATATACTCATGCTCACACCTCCTCTCTTCCACTAACTTCGACAAAAGGAGACTTTTTTCCTACTTAATAAATGTAAAAAGCACCCAAAAGGATGCTTTTAATCAACATACTACTTAATTATTAATAATCGTCCAAATTTATTTCTTCTACAAGAGTAACCTCAGTTGCTACAACATGATCGGTATTTATATATATCGCATAATGTTTTCCAATCTCAAAATGATTTTCTTGCATCATAGCAGTTGCCTTTGCTGCATTTAAAGAACTAGCTTCAATTTGTTGTTCGAATTCCTTACCGCTCACTGTATGGTATTTAATTAAATATTTCGGCATATTCTCCCTCCTTTTATCTACTTACTTCGACAAAAGGAGACTTTTTTCCTACTTATAGCCAGATGAAAACTAAATAAAAAAATCCATAATTAGTATAAGCCTTCAAAAATGGAATAATGCCTCCCTTAACAGTCAATACTAACAATAGAAAGGAGGCGTTAAACCAATGCAGATTAAAATCTCTTTAAGCTTTTCCGAGTTGATTTTACTAATTTGGCTTTTCTATTTCTTATAATGCTGAACATTTTGAAATGCTCTAGCCCTTACTAGGGCATTTCATTTTGTAATGCCTTTCACTAATAACATGTCCACACTTGGCGAATAAAATACTCTTAAATTAATTAAATTTATATAAAGAGCTTAACAAACGCTATTATTTAGACCCTTCTCAATCCTTGTCATATCAAGTGTTTATGTTCATAAAATAATTAAATTTATAACCCCCACCGAAAGGTGGAGCTTTTCAAAACGATCTATTTACAGGCCAGGTTTAACTACCGCGCCGTCCTGCCTCCCATTCTAACAAGCAGATTTATGTTTTTGCAATTCTGTTTCTTTTGTGCCATTCGTGCCATTTGTTTCATCTGCTAATTTATCGACGATAGAATCACGAATTCTTTTAATATGGGAAAAGGATAATCCCATGTGCATACCAATCCATCGATAACTTTTCCCCTCAAGTAACCAATGAAGCACCTCGAGTTCACGATCATCTTTAATCAAATACAATCTGTCTTGAATAACAGAAATTTTTTTCTTATATTTATTTATCACTACATGCCTTTTTTCTCGTCTGATAAGTTCTCTATAAATGGGATCGCCAGTTATTCCTTGTGGTTTAGGTAATGTTGCTTCAACACCATATTGAGCAGTCAACCCTTCACCAGCTGATTGCAAGGACTTACGTAATTCTTTTATGGAGTTAATCATCCAGTGATAATCTTTGAGGATATTTTCAATTTCTTTTTTATTCATAAGCTCACCTTCCGAATAAGATATTTTTATTTTATAAAATAATTAAATTTACAATCATTATTAAACAGGATACTATTTTCTTCTTATAGCTCCGCCTTTTCCACGCTTATATGTCGCCATATTGACTCCCATAAGGTCTTTTATCTCAGACTCCGATAACCTCTCTGATTTACGCTTACTGTTCCTCTGACGACCTTCACTAATCATTTCTTTATGCTGTTTCTCCCATTGTTTTAGTTGAACTTTAAATGATTGATTCATTTCCTCATCCCCTTTTTACAAATAAAAAAGGACACCAAACGGCAGCATTAAATGCTGTCATTCAGTGTCCTCCAGTTGTCTGGTAGGCTAGTATTCTATTGTTTTAAATTAGATACAATTTTAATGCCACTTGGATGTGACATCATGTCTCTATCATTTGAAACAATTATTATAGAATCTTGTAAACACAAATTAATAAAATATTCATCATTAAAGTCATAGCTACTATTTTTTAATACTTCATCTATTTTAATATTAGAAAATTTATCATCAATTTTTTCAGCATGTTTGAATATTCTATGTTTAATAATCATTCTCAAATTTGAAACTAAATCAATAAAATCTTCGCTTGCTCGAAAATCACGCTTGTAGTTAAGTTCTGGATGAGTTTGTTTTGCAATATGGTACTCTAGTTTACAATACGTATTGAAGAACTCCGAAATTTGCATAGCAGTTGTATATATTTTTGCATTAGA